ATGTGTGGTAATGGTGTTGTAGTTAATTGTGTAGATTACATATATAACTTAATTACTAAAAGCTATGAGCGGTGATGTCAGTAGAGTGATTACAAATAGAACCCCAGAAGAGATTGCAAGATATCAGGAGGGTTGGGAGTTAATCTTTGGAAAGAAGAAGAGAAAACTACAAAGGCAATTACATGAGATTAACAGTAAAAGACACCAGATAATAGATGGGATACAATCCAAAGGGGGAAGGACAGACAGAAGAGAAGATGAGCTAATATCCCTTAAGAAGAAGAGAGAAAAGATTTTAAGAGAATTAGACAGGCTAGAATAGTGGTATAATAGTATATATTAATGGATAAAGGGGGTTGTATTTAAGCCTATAGAGGTAAAGAAATGAGTAAGTCAACGACAGAACAACAACAGAATAGTAAGGATAATAGTATATTAGAAATGCTTGAACAAAGAGCACTTAATGAGTTTCTTGCAGAAGATGATGGTGGTGTAACTAAGAGAAGAAGGCTTTTAGAGGTTGCTTATGAGAAGGCTAAGAAGGGAGATGGCGCTATGATAAAGCTTCTTTATGACAAGTTGTATCCTAATGCTAAGCAGTCAATAGATGTAACCAGTGGTGGAGACAAACTATCTGCTGGGATATTTATTAGACCACCAGAAGACAATGGAGTACCTACCACATAAATATCAATATGAGTTCCATAATAGCAAATCCAGATTTAGATCACTTATAGCGGGTCGTAGAGGAGGCAAGACACTTAGTGGCACAATAGAAGCCCTGTGGCAGGCGGATATGGTGGCAGAGAAAATAGGAAGACCTACGCATGGCTGGATTATATCCCCAACTTATCAGATGTTAAAAGATATTAATATTCCTATGTTAATGGAATGGTGTCCTAAAGATTCAATAAAAGACTTTAATAAGTCGGACAACAAACTTGAACTGATTAACGGAAGCACAATAACACTGCGAAGTGGTGAGAACCCAGATAGGTTAAGAGGTGTGGGTTTAGATTGGCTATGGTTAGATGAGGCTTGTTTTATGAGTAAGCAAGTATGGGAAGTTTTGTATCCCACTCTAACAGATAAGAATGGTATAGCATGGGTTACAACAACACCACAAGGTTATGACTGGGTGTACGATACTTTTTACAAACCTGCTATTGATAAGGAGGAGGGATTTGAAGCATGGAAGTTCACCACTTTAGACAACCCGTATATTGACCAAAGTTTAATAGAACAGGCTAAGAAGGATTTGAGCGACATGATGTTTAAGCAAGAGTATTTGGCTTCCTTTGAGAAGTTTGAAGGGTTGATATATCCTGATTTTAACGAGGCAAGGCATTGTAAGGAGTCTCCTAAGGCTTTGACGGACATCTACTTTGTAGGGCTTGATGTGGGATGGAATCACCCAACTGCTGCACTTTTGGTTAAAGAAGATACCAATGGGAATCTGTTTGTAGTAGACGAGTTTAGAGAGCAGTTTTTAACAGCCAAAGAGATAAGCAATCAGTTAAACGGAATGTTAATCAGGAATGGTTTAAGGGAACAAGATATTGAGATGTTTGTAATTGACCCAGCAAGTAAAGGGACACAACAGACGAGTGGACAGAGCATGATGTTCCAATTACAAGAAGAGGGTTGGGGATTTATTCCTGCTAATAACGATGTTATGGCTGGTATCAACAGGGTTACAAGACTGTTTAGGGAAGACAAGCTATATGTGGCAAAGAGATGTAAGTTGTTAATAGATGAGCTTAATAACTATCATTGGAAGAAATGGAATGATGAGAAGGACAGTAAAAGGAGTGAGCCATTTAAGCTCGGTGAGGATTTGGCTGATAGTTTAAGATATATCGTTATGAGTAGACCTGATTACTTTGAACACCCTAAGGTTAATATGTATGGACAATTAGAGAAGGAAGAAGAGGATGATGACGAGGTGGATACAAATGACAGAATAGATGAGATGATGGGAGGGGATAGTTTTATCTAATATGATATAATTATATATATGGAAACGATAGTCTTTGTTTTGTGTATATTGCTAGGAATTGCCATATTATCAATGGGAGTAATAACTTGTATGCAGATTATGGTAGGGAGCAGGGAGAGAAAAGAGTTACAAAAGCTCTTGAAGGCAAGAGATTTGCCGGAGTTTACTGCTTACGCCAATCAACCTGAGCCGGATGAGATAGAAGATACAAGCAACCTAGTAGAATTAGAGAATATGGATAGTGTTATTCAGGAAGCAATAGAAAAGAGTGTGAAGTAACAAGTATAATCACGAGGATGATTAAATCTAGTTTGTAAGTAAATGGCAACAAGCACAGCCCAGAAGTACGAGGAGAAAAAGGGGAAAGAAAAGTACGACAAAGAGTACTGGATGCAGTATACCAAAGAGAAGTTTGAAGAGAGTAGAAACTGGAGAGGCTCAAATGTAGAGCTTCAATGGTTTGTAAACTACATGTACTACAAGGGCAATCAGAATCTCAAGTTTGACAGAACAACAGGAACATTCGTAAAGGATGTTAGAAACCCATTGACCTTTTATATCAACCACACATACATGGTGTGTAGGGCTATAAGGAATGCAGTCATGAAGACTAACCCAAGCTGGGATGTAGACGCCTTGCCTTATGGAGAATTAGATAATGATACTTCAAGAATATTAGGAGAGTATTTAGCCTTCCAATACGATAGATTAAACCTAGAAGAGAAGATAAACAAGGGTTTGCTTTTTGGTTTACTTTATGGACTTGGTATATTCCAATATGGATACGACGACAAGTTAGACAATGGAGAGGGCAATGCCTGGATAGAGTGTTTAGATCCTTTTGATACTTACATTGACCCGTACTGTTCGAGCATTGAAGACGCAAGGTATGTGGTTAAGGTTATGAGTAAGCCTTTGGAGTTAATCCAGGAGAACCCTAATTATGATAAGAAGGTTACAGAGAATCTAACTACTACAAGTAATTTATCTGAGAGTGATTTCAAGAACCTAATTATCAGTAACGAGAACAATGTAGATGCCGGGGGAAAGAATGTTATATTACACGAGACCTGGTGTGTTACTAAAGATGGAATAAGGGTAATAACAACAAGTCCACAGAGTAATGAGATACTTAGAAACGAGCTAACAACCTTCAAGAAATTACCTTTTGAGATATATCAACCTGACATCAATATAGGTGGTATTTATGGTGAAGGCTGGGTTAAGAATATAGTACCACTAAACAAGGCTAGTAACTATTTAGAGACCTCAAGGTTGGAGTACAACATCTTAATCAATAAAGGAAGATTGCTTATTCCTAAGGGAGCAGGAGTAAAGAGTGTTACCAATCAGAATGGTGAGAAGATATACTATAAAGCAGGGTTTAAGCCTGAGTTCTTACCAACACCTCCAATGGGAAGTGATGTAGACAGGCAGATAAACGCACTTGGGATGTATATTCAAATGATAGGAGCAGCTAACGAGGCCTTTATAGGACAGACTCCGACTGGAGTAAAGAGTGGCATTGCTATTGAGACTTTAATTGCCTCTAACTTCAATCAGTTATCTGACCTTGTAAACAACTTAGCCAACTGCTTGGCAAAGCTAGGGGAGGATATACTACAACTAGGGTATGAGTATCAGTTACTTACAAAGCCATTTAGGGCTTCAAATGGGGAATATTACGGGGTACTAGGTGGAGGGCAACCACCAGTAGATATAGAGAGGCTTCTAAAGGTAGTAGCTATTCCTTCCAACCCAGAGGTCAAGGTAAGAATCACAAGTGGAGTTGCTCATACAAAGGAGGCCAAGAGAGACATTCTAATGGCCCTAAGAGCAGGTGGGGATGTAAGTAGGCAGACCCTATTGGAGAATCTTAATATAGACGCAGAAGAAGAAAAGGAAAGAATAGCAGAAGAGCAAACGCCACCAATGCCAATGGGAATGGGTGAGGTAGACCCTGACGCACCGCTGCCAGAGGGGATGGAGTTACAAGTGTAGGGTCGTGTTATAATTAAATAAGGATAGTCTTTATTGCGCAGCAGGTCTATCCTCGGCCTGTTGCTCAGTGGAGAGTATCCACTAATCGCTCTTTATAGTTAAATTTAATAACCCAACCGACACTGAAGTCGTTAAAATGTGGGAAAAGTTATGGAGGAGAACACAATAGCTGTAAACACAACAACGGAAGCTCCCGTTACTGATTCAGCACCAGTAGAAACAAGCACTGTAGATACTTCTATTGAATCGTCAGAGAAGACGGAAACCACCAGTGAGGGAATACAGGATGGTACTAAGGCCCCAGAGACTAAGAGCATTCCTTATGATAGGTTTGCAGAAGTCAATGAGAAGGCCAAGAGGTA